CGTTGAAACTACCACATTCTTAGTTGAAGATAAAACTCTCGCTCAAAATTTCCGCAAGAAACTAAAACCATATACTAGTATTAATACCTGGGGCGATATTCGAAGCGTCAAGAATACTGAAGAAGTAAGTAGTGACGATAGCGACGGTTGGGGTAGTAGTAATAAAATGACTAAGGTTTTCTCTCCTTATCGTATTGTTCGTGTGGTCACAGGCGCTAAACCAGATTCGATTGACACAGAAACTTATTCTGAAAAAGCTATGAGTAAAGTCTTGGAAGAAATGCAAAAAGAAGAAGCAAAAGAAAAAGCATTCGAATCTGTTGAAGGTGGAGAATGGGGATCGTCTAAAGAAGTTACCGATGATGAATTACCTTGGGATTAAGGATAATAAATAGGAATATGTTGTGAGGGGAATTCCCCTCACAACTTTTATCGATATGATTTATAGTGGCATTTATTGCATAAGAAATATAAAAAATAATAAAAAGTACATAGGACGCTCAAAAAATCTGAGAAAACGCATTAAAGAACATTTTAATGAATTGAATAGAAATCGAGATAATTCTAGATTATTACAAAAAGCATGGAATAAATATGGTCGAAATAATTTTGAGTGGAACATTATTGTTTTATGTAATGAAAACGAATTAAATAATTTAGAAAAATATTATATAGATAAATATGATTCTCACTTTTCTAAAAGCGGTTACAACTTGTCTCTCGGAGGCGAAGCATCGATGACTGGACTAAAACATTCCGAGGAAACAAAGAAGAAAATTTCAGAAAATAATAAAGGTGAGAAAAATCCTAATTTTGGAAATAAAATGAGTGATGAATCTAAAAAATCTATTTCTGATAAACATAAAGGACTAAAACATTCTGAAGAAACTAAGTTAAAAATGTCCAATTCTAAAAAAGGAAAACATACTGGAATTGGAAGAAAATTATCGGAAGAACACAAATTGAATATAAGCAAATCTGGCAAAGGTTTAAAGCGTACTGATGCTACAAAAAAGAATGTTGCTTTAGCAAAACAAGGTATAAAAAATAAAAAGTATACGTCAAGTAAATACGTGGGTGTTTGTTATCGAAAAAAATATAATAATTGGGCGGCTAATATAAATGCGCCGTTTGGAACAAGAATTGCAATAGGGGTATTTGTTACCGAGGTTGAAGCTGCTTTAGCCTATAATGAAGCCGCAATAGAATTTTACGGCTGGAAAGCAAAATTAAACGATATTTCCAAAGAGGAAATTGAAAAATTGTGGAATGATTGAAAGGAAAATATTTAAATATGAAATATCAACTAAATACGATTAAAGTTGCTCTTGAAAATTACAAACATCTTCTTCGTGGTCAAATTAAACTGGGCAAGACAACACTCTACCGAGACATTATCCTAGAAGCTTATGGAAGTCCCGAATATGGATTGTTGATTTCTCCATCGAACGAAACAGGTTTTCGCGCAATTGATAATTTATATGGAATTGAAGCTCCAACTTGGACAAGTTTTGTAGAAATTATTGATGATCTTGTAGAAAATAAATCCGAAAACAAATTTAAAATTGTGTGCATTGATACCGTTGATGCTCTGGTGGAAATTGCCACTGACAGGGTTTTGCAAATTCATTTTCAAAGGAAGGGTGAACGCGCAGTTAGTCTCAATCAAGCTTTGGGAGGTTACTCCGCTGGTCATGCAATGGTAAGCGAATTAATAAATGATCAAATTAGAAGGCTGGAAGCCGCTCAATATGGCATTTTCTTAATTGGTCATACTAAATTAAAACAAATTACTGATCCTGAAACCGGAAACACTTATGATCAGGTTGTTGGAAATCTAGAATCTAGATTCGATTCTATTTTTACAAATAAAAGCGATATTGTTTGTACACTAGCTTCCAGTAAGAAAATTGAAAATGAAAAATTAATTGGGTCAGAAAGATATCTTTATTTTAGGGCAAATTCATTTATTGATGCGGGATCAAGATTGGTTGGAGTTCCAGAAAAAACTTCATATGGAGCAAAAGAATACATTGAAGCATTCGAAGAAGGCGTGAAAGCGTCATTTACTAAAAGGGTTTCCGATAAAGAAATTGAAGAAATTCGTAATAAAGAACTTGCGGAACGTGAAAAAAAGACAAATGAATTTATTGCCGCTAAATCTGTAGAAATTGAAAAAACAAACTTGTTGGAAGAAATAGAGAATTACCAAAGACTAATTGAACAAGGTTTATCAAAATTAGATAAAGAAACAAAAAATCAAAAACGCCAAGAACTAAAAGACGCAAATATTTCTTATAAGTTTAGAGAAATTACAGATATTGAAGTCCTTAAGAGAATTCTAGAAATTGTATCTCCTTTTTAATCCTTGAGTTAAACAAATAAATAAACTAGGGAAGGAATTGTTTCTTCCCTAGTTTATTAAAGGGTATATAATATAAACAATAATGGATATTAAAACTACTCGCAAATGTAAATTTTGTCATAAGCAGATTGTCTTGGAAGATAAAAAATCTGTTTTATTTAAAAAGGCTTATTTCCATGATGATTGTTTTGTAACTAAATTGACTACAGCAAAGAGAAAAGCTGTTTCAGAAGAGGTTGCATTAGAAATATCAAGGCAACTAAAAATTCTATGCGAGCCTATTGTAAAAGATATTATTATAAAAAATCATTTATATAGATGGCTACAACAATCTTACGATGTAGTTGTAATTCCCAATTATTTTTTTCAGAAAATGGAAGATGTTTTTCAAGGAAATTATAAAGGTTTAAGCGAGAAGATTTCTCCTGAAGACGTGTACTATATTTGGCGTAAACGAAAATCAGAGTATGATAAAACAAACGACTATCAGCGCACACGTGGAAAAATAATTGAAGGCATAGGACGTTTAAGTTATGATTTGGCTATTGTAGTTTCTCAGTATGATAGTTATAAAAAATGGAAAGAAAAACAAAAAGTTGATAAAAAGATTATTGGTGAACTGATCGGGCAAGAAAAAATAGATTATGATAAGATATTTGTAAAACCAGATAGGGAAGATGATTATATTATTGATGATAATGAGGAGGAATGCAAAATAAATGAGTGATGGCATTTCTAATATTCCTAATGAAATGATGTTTGTAGGTGCTTTGTTTCGTAAACCTGATTTATATCTTGAGTATGAGAGATTTATTAAATCGAAGTATTATTTTACGGATGTTGTGTGTAAGTTTTTTTATGAAGAAGGATTTTTAATTTATAAGAATAGAACGCAAACATTTTCAGAAGTATCTATTCAATTATATATGAGCGAGGACAAAGATAGACTTGCAAAGTTCAGAGAATATGGTGGATATTCAACCATAGAAACTTGGATGGAATTGGCACAAGTCGAAGATATGCAGAATTATTTTAATGTTCTTCAGAAATTTGCCCTCATTCGAGAATATGAAAGAAAGGGTTTAAATACTGAGAGATTTAGAAAGAGTAGAAAATTTGAATCGCTTACTCCGAAGCAGTTATATTTTAATATTAAGAAAACAATAGATCAAATATTTACTGATATCTCTGGTGATCCAGATGTAGAAACATTAAATTCATCTGTTACAGAAATGATTAATCAATATCTTGACAAGCCAGCAATGGGAGAAATAACACCATTTTTTTCTTTTAATGATCTCTTTAGGGGCTTGAGAACGGGAACAGCAATGGGAATTGGTATGACTTCTAACTCTGGTAAAACTCGTTTTTTAACTAAATTGTTAGGATATCTTACATTAGTTAGAAAAGAAAAATGTATGGTTTTACTTAATGAAATGAGCGTTGAAGATATTCGATTAGCACTTTTAACAACTTGCATTAATAATCCAGAATTTGTTGAAATACATAAAATTGAACACCAAAAAGATGAGCGAGAATTAGCATTAGGTTTATATCGAGATAACAAGGGAGAAATTATATATCGAAAAAGAGACGATATTACCGGAGAATTTGTAGAAACCCATCAAGATTATATTAACAGATTAATGAAAACTTCTTTAGATTATAATAAGGTTAGAGCTGTTGCACAATGGATAGAGGAACAAATAGATAATAAGATTTTTGTTATTGATGTTTCTACTGGATATACAGATCAAGATTTAGATGCGTACATTCGTAAAGCCGTAACAACTAAATCAATTCGGTATTTCTTTTATGATACCTTAAAAAACGAATTAGGAACCATTGGAGAGTGGGCAGCATTAAAACAGACAACAACTAAACTGGCAGAATTGGCGAAAACTTTGCATGTGTTTATTCTTGCTTCATTGCAATTGACAGACGATGTTAATTATATTGAACCATTAGATTTGAATTCAATGAATATTGCCGCATCCAAAGGCTTAAAAACAGTATTAACAAGTCTAACTCTTTGGAAAGAAATTGACAAGAAAGACTATAAAAGATACTTTTATATTCCCACTGATAATGTTGGTTGGGGAAAACAAATAGAAACGGATTTACCGGAAAACGATGATTCTAATGAAAGACTTTACTGCTGTGTGGTGGATAAAAATAGAGCGGGAGCAAAGGCTAAAATAGTCTTTAGTGTTAATTTAAATACTAACGTGTGGACGGAGTTGGGTAGGATATTTAAAAAATAAAGTTATAAAGGATAATAATAAATGCCAAGTGGAGGTAAGAATTTCAAAGATTTAACAGGAATGCAATTTGGAAAATTAACAGTATTAAATTTTGTCGAAATGAAAAATAAAAAATCTTATTGGCTGTGTCAATGTAATTGTAAAGATAAAACAATTATAAAGGTTGTTGCGGCAAATTTAAAAAACGGTAATACCAAATCGTGTGGCTGTTCTCATATAAAAGACTTAATTGGAAAAACATTTAATAAATTAACCGTAATTGAGTTTGCATATTTAAAAAATCATTCATCTTATTGGTATTGTAAATGTAATTGCGAATCCAAAAAAATTGTAATTGTTAGAGGCGCACAATTAACAAATGGTGTAACTAAGTCTTGTGGATGTTTAGTAAAAGAAAATAATGCCAGAAGGTTAAATCCTGGCGAATCTGCATTTAATCAATTATATAGAAGCTATAGGTATCATGCTTTAAAAAGAGATTTATCTTTTGATTTGACTAAAATAGAATTTAAATATATAATAGATGGGAATTGTTTTTATTGTGGGTGCAAACCTTTACAAATTAGTAGTACAAAAAAAACTAACGGTACATATATTTATAACGGCATAGATAGAATCGATAACAATGAAGGATATAAATTATCAAATTGTGTATCATGTTGTAAAAATTGTAATATTGCGAAAAATAATTTATCGCAATTTGAATTCAAAAATTTAATAATAAATATTTACAATTACTGGATTATATTAGAAACACAAGGAGATAAATGAATGCTCAAGATATTAAAAAATGGTTATTCGATAATGATAAGATTTCAGAATTGTTGGAGAGCTTGGGTTGTCAACATATTAGATATCATTCTTCTGGTTATTTTACTTGCGGTAATCCACCTCCGGCAGACAATAAGCAAGCAATAACCGTATATGTTCCCAATTTAAATGTAGTAAATTATACTCGTGATTTACCGCAACCGTCTGATATATTTACGCTGATTGAATTTTATAAGAATATAAATTTTTTTCATTCTTTAAAATATACTTGCGAATTATTTGGTTTAGATATTTATCAAGATGTTAACAAAGATTTACCCGAATCCTTGAAAATTACTAGAATGTTAAAGAAAATGAATTCTGGTAAAATCGATGAAGATGAAGATATATCTATAAAAATAATTGATGAAAAAGTTTTGCAATATTATAAAACTTGTGTAAATGACTTCTGGCTAAACGATAATGTATCCTATGAGATACAAAGGGAATGGGAATTAGGATATGATGAATATTCTAATAGGATTGTAATTCCTGTTCGAGATGAAATAGGAAATTTGTGTGGTGTAAAAGGCAGATTATTCAAAAAAGAATTAGATGACGGTGAACAAAAATATCTTTATATAGAGCCTTGCCCTCGAAATAAAATATTATATGGACTATATAAAACATACCCTTACATAAAAGAGCAAGGATGTGTTATAGTAAATGAAGCAGAGAAAGCCTGTCATCAATTGTGGAGTTATGGATATAGAAATTGTGTGTCTACAGGTGGCGAAAGAATTTCTAAAACACAAATTGATAAGTTATCTCGCTTGGCTGTACCTATCTGGTTTGCATTTGATCAGGATGTATCGGAAGAAAAGATTAGGCATATCGCAGATCAATTTATTGACGGTATAGAAATTTGGACAATTTTTGATAAAAATAATTTGCTGAAAGAAAAAGAGGCTCCGGCTGATCGAAAAGAAATTTTCGAAGAATTGATAAAGAATAATTTATATAGGATAAAATAAAAATGAAAAAAATTATTTCTAATATGTTCATGAAACTTTCAGATTTTTTTATAGATGCCGCTCGATGGGCAGAAAATGACCTTTCAACATTTTTAGAATATAAACCAGCGAGACTTTTTTATAGGCTTTCTAAAAAAGTTTATTCTAAAAATTTTTGTAAACATTGTGGTCATTATTTGGAATTATGTTATAACGGTAGCGATCTTGAAAAACATATGTTTTGTTGTAATTGTTGTCATGTACCGGATTAAGGAATAAAAATAATGTGGTCTTACTATGGAAGTAAATCAAAAATTATAAATTGCTATCCGCCTCCAAAGCATGATATGATCATTGAGCCATTTGCGGGAAGTGCAAGATATTCCTTAAAGTATTGGAATAACGTTGTTATTTTAGTAGAAAAATATGATTTAATTGTAAAACTTTGGAAATGGTTGCAGCAAGCACAAAAAGAAGATATTCTTAAATTACCTAAAATGCAAAAAGGCGATTGTGTAGATGATTATAATTTTGATTGTCAAGAAGCAAAATGGTTAATGGGATTTTTAATTAATCAAGGTTCTGCAATGCCTAAAAAAACAGTTTCCAAAACTGGTAATTTTGGAGTATCAGAACGAGAAATTTTAAGAATATCTAATGACGTTGAAAAAATTCGAAAATGGGATATT